CTGCTGACGCTGTATGGCTATCTGGATGGCACGCTGTTCAAGATCGTGGACGCCAAGGGTACGGTCAGCTTCGAGCTGAACCCCAAGGGCATACCGGTCATGAAATTCGAGTTCCTGGGCGCCTACTCCAAGCCGGAGGAGGGCGCCATGCCCACGGGCGTGGACTACTCGAAGTTCATGCAGCCCAAGGTCGTTGGCAAGACCAATACGCCCACGCTCACCATCTTCGGACACAGCGCCTGCACCAGCGCGTTTTCGGTCAACCTGGCCAATCAGTTGAACTGGCGCGAGCTGATCAACTGCGCAGGCGCCGCCAGCCCCGACCGCCAGCCCACGGGCTCCATCACCATGGAGTTTCCGAAAGTCACGACCAAGGACTGGACCGAGATCGTGCGCAACAGCGAGCGCGGCCCGGCCGTGATCGTCCACGGCGTGGACCCCGGCAACATCGTGGAGCTGCAGATGCCCAACATCCAGCCCGGCCCGTTCACGCTAAGCGATGACCAGGGCGTGGCAATGATGGCCTTGCCCTTCGACCTGGTGCCCATCGTCGGCGATGACGAATTGGTGCTGATCGTGCGCTGACCAGTCCCTTTTTCCCCTCACCCGAGGCCGCTCTATGCGGCCTTTTTCTTTTTCTGTCCCATCTCATCAGGAGTCAATCCATGTTCAACCTCACCCCCTCGGAAACCTTCAAGGAAACCGTCAAGATCCATACCAAGACCGAAAGCGGCCTGTGGCGCGAAGAGTCCTTCACCGCCGTTTTCAAGCGCACGGCAGAGGAGCGCCGGCAGGAACTGCACAACAACCCGTTCGGCGAAGTGGTGGACGAAGTCCTGGTGGGCTGGGACATGGTGGACCTGCAGCGCAAGCCCGTGGAATTCACGCCCGAGAACAAGGCCGCGTTCCTGCAGATCCCCGCCGCCGTGCGTGAAACGGCCATCACCTATCTGCGCACCAACGCGGGCGCCAAAGAAAAAAACTGATCGAGGCCGCGCGCTGGTGGGCGGGCATACGCCCGCAGGCCGTCGATCCCTTCGCGCCGCAGGAATCCATGCTGGAGGCCATGCGCGCGATGGGCGCGCCGGCGAAAGACATCGAGCGCGTGGCCGAGGCCATCGAGCAGCAGCGCGCGGCCGTGCCGACGCAGCCCGAGGAGTTCGGGGTGTACCGCGAAAACTGGGCCACGGTGCAGGCCTGGATCGCCCTGGAAACCCAATGGAACTGGTTGTCTCCACCCGTCAGCGCGTTCGCAGGCGTTGGCATGCCTGTGCGCACCGGCTTGAACTATGCCGGTGTGGCCGCCTGGCTTGAGCTGTTTGTGCCCGCGCGGCAACGGCGCAGCGTCATGCAAGGGCTGATGTTGATGGAGCGGGCCGGCATGGCAGCGCTCATTGAAATTCGAAAACAAGAGGAGGGCTAGCTATGTCGGCATTGGGATCGCTGGTCGTCAAGCTCGCGCTGGAATACGCGCAATTCAGCGAGGGGCTTCAGTCCTCGGAGCAGGAGGTCAAGCAGCACGCCAAGCGCGTGCAGGATGCCTATGACAACATGGCCGCCGGCGTGTCGTCCCGCATGGACAGCCTCAAGGGCGCTGTGCTGGGCGCCATCGGTGGTGCCATCAGCGTGGTCGGGATCACCTCGGCCATCGCCAAGATCAAGCAGGAGACCATCGACGCCGAAAAGGAGCAGACCCAGCTCGCGGCGGCGATCAAATCCACGGGCGGCGCCGCAGGTTGGAGCATCGAGCGGCTCAACGCGATGGCCGACAGCATGGAGAAGACCAGCACTTTCAGTGCGGGTCAGATCAACCAGGCGCAGACCCGCATGCTCAGCTATGCGGGCGTGGTGGGCGAGCAGTTTCCGCGCGCCATGCAGGCCGTGATCGACATGTCCGAGCGCATGGGCTACGAGGTCACGGCCTCGGCCGAGACCATCGGCAAGGCGCTGGACGTGCCCAGCGAAGGGCTGACGGCGCTATCAAAGCAGGGCTTTCGGTTCACGGATGCTCAGAAGGAACTGGTCAAGCAGTTCGAGCGCACGGGCCAGACGGCCAAGGCGCAGGACATCATCCTGCAGGCCCTGGAGTCCAGCTACGGCGGCGCTGCCCAGGCGGCGCGCGACACGCTGGGCGGATCGCTGACAGCTGTTGGCAACACCATCAACAGCCTCATGACGGCGGACAGCGCGAGCCTGCCAGGCCTGCGCGATAGCGTCGAAGGGCTCAACAGCACGCTCAACAGCGATGACGTGCGCAACGGCTTTCAGACGCTGATCAGCGGGCTAATCGACGTGGGCAGCTTTGCCGCCAGCAGCATGGCGGGCATCGTCAAGCTGGGCCAGGCCGTGGCCGAGCATAAGGGCGAGATTGGCGTGGTGCTGGGCATGATCGCCGGCACTGCCACGGCCGCCGGCGCCCTGCAGGTCGCCAATGCCATCGGCGCCGCTGGCGGGGTGTGGGGGGCATTGACCAAGCTTCGTGGCGCGGTGATCGCGCTGAGCCTGGCCCTCGCGGCGAACCCGGCCACCCTGGTGCTGCTGGGGATTGGCGCGGCCACGGGCGCGGCCATCGCTGCAAACATGGGCGACCCGGTAGGGGACCGGCTCAGCAAGGAAATCGAATTTCAGACCGAGCGCCTGGCGCAGGCCGAAGCCCTGCTGGCCCGCGCCGGTGGCCCCAAGGGGCAGATGACGGCGAAGCTCGAAGAGCGCATTGCCGGCATCAAGAGCCATCTTGATGTTTTGCGGACAGCTGCAGGCGCGGCAAAGCCTGCTGTTGAGGATGTGGCTACCGAAGTGGCTGGCGTGGCCGCCGCTGCGAACAGCACACAGGTTCCTTTAGGGCAGTCGGAAGACTGGATCAAGAAGTACGGAACAGCCGCGCAGAAAGCAGCGCTGGAGGTCGAGGAGTGGAAACGCAAGCTCGGCTCTGCATTCACGCCCGAGATGCAGCGCCAGGTCGAAGAGACCTATGCCAAGCAGGATGCGGGGGCCAAGGCCAGCGCGCAGTCGGCCAAGCAGCTGCAGACCAGCTATGACAACCTGCTGCAGTCCATCGCAGAGAAGACGGCAGAGCAGCGCCAGGAACTGTCCAGTGGCGAAGCTCTGGCCGAGTCCGACAAGATCCGCATCAAGTTCAATGAGGACGTGAAAGACAGCCTCAAGGGGCTGACTGCTGCCCAGCGCGCCAACGTGCTGGCCAAGATCGACACGCTGGCGGCGCTGGAGAAGGAAAACGAGGTCGCGAAGAAGGCAAAGAAGGCCGCCGAGGAAGAGCGCAAGTACCGCCAGGATTGGCTTGGCGTACAGGCCAAGACGGTTGAAGAACTGGAGGCCGGCAACAAGTCCCTGCGCGAAGAGATTGAGCTGATCGGCCTGAGCGCTGACCAGCAGCGGATCGTCCTCGAACAGCGGCAACTTGCGATCGTCCTGTCCAAGGTGCAGCAGCTTGCGGAAATGGAGCTTGTTGCTTCCCTGACCGGGACCATGACGGCCGAGCATGCGCTGCTGAAGCAGGAAATTGAGCTGCTGCGTGAACGCCTGGCGCTGACTTCGCAGAAGGCGGGCAAGGAGGCATCCTCCACGGCCGCCGCTGCTAGCGTCACCGAATGGCAAAAGGGCGTTGACCAGATCGGCCAAAGCCTCACGGACCAACTGATGGCAGGGGGGCGGTCATTCGGCGACTACCTCAAGAATCTGGCGCGGACGCTGATCCTGCGCCCGCTCATCATGCCCATCGTCCAGCCTGTGGCGGCCTACGCGGCGAACATGCTGGGCCTATCCGATGGTGGCGGAGCGAAGGGTAATGCCCTGTCCGGCGTCAAGAGCCTGGCGGATATCTGGTCGTCATTTTCGGGCGGTAGCTCTGGGTTTGTGGCATCCGGCGTGATTGGCCTGGGCAAGCTGATGGGCAGCAGCTTCCTCGGCGAGCTGGGCGCGGGCATCGCTGCCGGTGGGCAGCTCGGCATCGGCGGCGTTGCGTCGCTGTGGGGATCTGCCAGCGGGACGACGGCGGCGGGCATGGGCCTTGGGGCCGCACTGCCCTATATCGGCGCAGCGGTCGCGGTGTTCGCGTTGCTCAAAAGCGGCATCTTTGGGTCCCGTGGTCCAAACCACAGCGGCGGCGCGTATTCGACCAGGACGGAGGACTGGGACGAAGCCACCAAACAGGCACTGGGCAAGGATGCCTGGGGTAATTCTCTGGGCGACTTCACCAAGCGCGGCAACAAGGAACTGGGCGAGCAGCTGGGCACCACAGTGAAAGCCTTGGCCGAGGTCTACAAGTCCCTGTCCAAGTACGCGAGCGGCAACGTGCGCGAGGTGGACATTGCCGCAGGCTTTGCGACCAACCCGAAGTATGGCGATGAGGACGCCCACGGCTATTTCCAGATCATCGACAAGGTGACTGGCGAGGTGCTCAAGTCGTACAAAAACCGCGACCTGGGCAACGACCCGGAAAAGGCCTTTACGCAGTTCGTCGCCGACATGGGCGGCGCCCTGGTGGGTGAGCTGAAAAAGGCTGACCTTCCGGCATGGATGCGCGATGTCTTTGATGAGCTGGGCGACGACATCACGCTGGACAGCTTCAACGCGATGCTGCAAAAGGTCCAGCTCACGGCCACGGCGGTGGAGGGCTGGACAAACAACATCGTCAACTTCGGCGAGATGGGCGACAAGGCAATTGCCAAGCTCATCAAGGAGATGGGGGGCATCGAGAACGCGATAGCGGGCATCGACGCCTTCTATGCCGGCTTCTACACGGAAAGCGAACGGGTCGAGAACGCCGCGAAGGTGCTGGACAAGTCGCTGAAGGATTTGAAGCTGGAGATTGACCCGCGCCAGGGCCAGGCCGCGAAAGAGCAGTTCCGCAAGCTGATCGAAGCGGCGATGGCCGCCGGCGATGTCGAGCTGCTCGCCAAGCTGCTGCCCCTGGCCCAGATGTTTGGCGAAGTCGCTGACGCTGCAGGCCGTGTGCTGGATGGGCTCAAGGATGACCGCTCCAAGCTGGAAGCCGAGTACCTGCGAGCCACGGGCCAAACGGACAAGTACCGCGAGGCCTTGCGCAAGCTGGCGACAGAGGGCATGAGCGAGGCCGAGCGCGCCGCCTGGGACTACAACGAGGCACTGCGCGCCGAAATCGCTGCCCGCGACAAGCAGGCGGATCTTGAGCGCCGCTGGCTGGAACTGACCGGCGACACGGCCGAGCTGCGCCGGCGCGAACTGGCGGCGCTGGACCCGAGCAACCGCGCACTGCAAGAACGGATCTGGGCGCTGGAGGACGCCAAGAACGCGGAGACAAAAGCGCGCGCCAATCGTGAGGCGGCCGTCAGCCGGGAGCGTGATTACTGGAGCGCCATTGCGTCATCGTCGCAAGAGGCCATTCAGGCACTCTCGGGCTCGATTGCCTCGCTGCGCTCCAATGCGCGAGATCTGCAGGGTATGTCTGATGCGTCCGCTCAATGGGTGGCTGCGCAGGGCATGGTCTATGTGGAAAGCGCGCTTGCGGGTGTGTGCAACGGCAAGAAGCTGTCCAGCTACAACGAGTTGAGCGAAGCCATCACGGCAGCGCGAGGGGGCATCTCTGGCGGCGTCTATGCGACGCAGTTTGAAAGGGAGCGTGACGCCCTGGTGCTGGCGGGCCAATTGGCTGACCTGGCAGACCTGGGCGATGAGCAGCTCGGGGTGGAGGAGCGGCTGTTCAAAAACTCGCAAGAGCAGATTGATCGGCTGGATAAGACGCTAGCGTATTGGCGTGATCTGCTTGAAGGCAACGAAAAGCAGATCGATGCGACGCTATCCGTGGAAGCTGCGATCAAGGGCCTTGAGGCGCGGATGTTCCCAGAAAGCCCCGCAGGCTCTGGCTCTGGCAGCAGTGGAGGCAAGGGGCCGCAGCCGAGCTGGGGCAGCGGTGGTGGAGGGTTTCAGCCTGCTGACACTGGCAAATACAAAACGCCCACTGCGATCTTGTCGGGCGGCGCCGTCATCTATGACTACGCCGATCCTGACTACGAACGCCGGCTGGATGGCCTCGCTCCAACGTTCAACAAATGGTCTGGCACAGGCGATTTTGCAGGGCTTGCAACGGACTTCCAGAAAGCAGGGGGCACGGCTCAGGACCTGGCTTACCTCTACGGCTTTTCAGTCAATGACGTGAATGCGGCGCTCGACCGGGCCGGCATCCCGCGTTTCGACGTTGGTACGAACTACGTCCCCGGCGACATGTTGGCCCAGATCCACGAAGGCGAAGCCATCGTGCCAAAAGCCTTCAATCCCTGGGCTGGCGGCTTTCAGCGCCCGCGTGGAGGAGAGGGGCCGGGCCGTTCGGTGGCTTTGCTTGAGCGTCTGCTCTTGGTCGTTGATCGCTTGACCTCGCATGTCTCGGAAATCTCTGTGAGTGTGTCCGCCATGCAGGGGCTAACCGACGACGTGACCGAAGGTGGTAACGCCACGCGGACGGAAATCATGAATGTGTCGGCCCTGGCACAAGCAATAGCAAAGGAGATCGCATGAACGTATCCGCTCGCGTCATGGTGCCGGTGAAAATCACCGATGCCATGGTCGCCGCAGGCACGACAGTGCCCGAGCCCAATACGGCAAATGGCGAAGTCGCATGGGTCGCCAGTGGCAGCTATGCCATTGACGATCTGCGCACCTCAAATGGATCTGTCTACTCGTGCTCCCGGGCGCACTCGGGCCGTACGGCGCGACCTGAGGCTGATCCTGGCTATTGGCTCCGCAAGGGGCCAACTGACCGCATGGCCCCTTTCGATGATTATTCGGCGACGAAATCTCGGGGCAAGGGGTCCATCACGTTCGTGCTGACTCCAGGCTTTATCAACGGCGTCAGCGTCTATGGACCCGAGGGGGCGACCTATTCACTTGTCGTCCGTGATGCCCCTGGTGGAGATGTTATCCGGGAGCAGCACGGCGATCTTTACGCCCAAGCCGCAGGGCTCTGGGAGTTGCTTTTTACGCCGCTGCCAGCGCTGGAAAAAATCAGCATGGATGAAATTCCGATAGCGCCAAATGCCGAGGTGTCCGTGACGATCCGGGCGCCGGGGAATGGCGCCGTCGCTGTGGGTGATATCAAGGTTGGGGACTGGCGGCAACTCATCGGTGAAGCCAACTTTGGCGGAGCCGAGTACGGGGCAGAGGCACAGAGGAAGTCCTACACCTATCGCCAAGTCAATGACGACGGGACCTTTAGGCAGATCCCCCGCGGCAACGTCCGCGACGTTACCTGCAGGGTGGTAATCGACGCCGAACAGGCTATGTATGCGGACGCCATCCTTGGCGAAATCATCGATACCGTGGTGCCGTTTGAAGCATCAGGTCTGCCGCGCTATGGCTATCTCAACACCCGTGGTTTTGTGACCGGATCTATCCGGGCTGACAACTGGGGTGAGACATCTCTCAATCTCATTGTGAAAGGTGCCATCTGATGGCAATACAACCAGCAGCCACGCTCTCCCCGGTGCCGGAATTCCCGGCGCTGTCGGATCGAGCGGCAGGCACCTACAACAGCAAGGCCTATGCATTTGGCACACATATGGGCGGGGCAGGGCCGTTTGTGTCGGAAATCAATGCGCTCTCTGCCAATGTCCAGCACAACGCGCAGGAAGCAGTCGCTGCGGCCGGCGGCTCCGGTGATGCCAAGCTTGCGGCAGAGAAGGCGCGAGACGACGCGATCACAGCCAAAGGGCAGTCCGAAACTGCACGCGATGGGTCGGTCTCGGCAAGAGGTGGCTCAGAGTCGGCACGCGATGGCTCGATCACAGCCAAAGGGCAATCTGAAGCAGCGCGCGACTTGTCCATCGCGGCCAAGGGCGTGGCTGAAACAGCCCGAGATGCTGCCGTCGCTGCGAAGAATGCATCGGAAGCTGCCCGCGACGCATCCAAAGCCTACCGCGACCAAGCTGAAGTATTTGCGTCTGCTCAGCTTAAGGGCAGCAGCACAACCAGCGTCACACCTGGCGCCGGCGCGAAGACCTTCGGCATGGAGCCATCGCGCTCGTTTGTGGCGGGCATGTACCTGGTGGCCACGTCCGCAAGCGACCCTGGTACACGGATGAGCGGCTACGTCCAGAGCTACAACCCAGGCACCGGCGCTCTGGTCATTGGAGTTGACACGTTCGCCGGGACCGCCGCAAAAGCGGACTGGGTAATAGGGGTGGCTGCGCCAGGTGCTTCAGCCTGGATGACAACGCAAGTCATCACTGCATCTGCGGTCGCTGTGCCGGGGGTGTTCTACGTTCTGGCGGCTGCCGGAATCACGCTGACGGTGCCAATCAATTTCGCTGCAGGCCAAGCCTTTGGTTTTGGGATGTCGCGCGGCATCTGGGCCGCAAACATCGACTGGCAGTCAAACAAGCTCAAGGGCCGCAGTCCTGGCGTGATGCAACTGCTGTCCCAAAACGATTCGGCGGTGTGTCGCTGGGTCAATGCAACTGATGGATTTATGGAGGCAGCATGAGCTTTTATTCGGATTACTTTGGCGGTGGCGGCGGGGGGAAACTGCGCTACCAGGAGTTCTTGGCGTCTGGGACGTTTACCCCTCCTGCAGCACTTTTGGCGAGTGGCGGGCAGGGCTGGGTCTTGCTGGTCGGTGGTGGCGGCGGCGGCGGTTGCTCGCGTGGTGGCGGCGGTGGTGGGGGTGCCGTCTTGACATTGCCGATGACGTTTACCGGACCTGTTGCGGTCACTATCGGCGCTGGCGGCGCTGGCGGGATTGTGTCAGGGGTTGGCAACGGCACGGCGGGTGGAGCCACGTCTGTTGGATCTGCGTCTGTGCCCGGTGGCGGGTATGGCTCTGGCGGTTTGTCTGGATACCA